AAACACCTGTAACTTTATATGTTGCACCATCGCTACCGATTATTTCATCACCGACTAAAGTATTTCCAATTTTTTTAGTCCCATAAGGTGTGTAGATAATTGTCGACTTCAATAGACCTTTCCCCAATCCCATATCGTCAGCTAAAATAAACTTTTTGTTTCTAACAAGTTTTTCAATAGCCTCTTTTTGATGATCCATCGGTGCCCTGTGATCGTATTTTGAATATTCAATCACAACATTTTTAACTTCATTATCTTTTATAAGTGCTGTTTTTGGAATCCAAAAATCATGTAAAGTTTCACCACTAAATATTTTACCCCAAATGTGATATGATTTATCTTTTTCAACTAATAACTTTTCAACGTATATTTCTGACGGTTCCTTCGTATACATTTTATCTTCCATCATTTTTTTTCCAAAGTATGAATCGAGTTTTACCCATTTTTTTGCAACCTTTGGTGTTCGTCCGTGAAAGTTAATTATGTATTCTGCTTGAGATCTTGTTGGTGTAAATGATTTACTATTTTGTTTTTTGTGTTTTAATCCTAAGATATAGTTATTTAATCCTACATAATCATCTAACATTTGAAGGGCTCTTGTTTCGAGAGTTTTTGAAATTAATTCTTCCATTATATTATAAATAAAAATAGTAAATAATATAAAAAAAACAACTTTTTTTTTTAATGATATATTTATCAAATGAATTAAACTTGTAAAAATTAAAAAATGAAAAGAAAAATAGGACTTTCAGAATCAGATCTTTATAGAATTGTTAACCGTGTCATATATGAACAAGATAAGGACGAAAAGGATATTGAGGATGACGAAGATATTGATTATGATGACGAAGATATTGATGATGAAAACATGTCAAAATATACTGAGGATGAAATAGAAGATAAACAAGACGAATGTAGTAATTTAATAGATATGTTGGAATCATTAGTCGAAGATTTAAAATCAATGGAAAATAATGAAGACATTTTTGACTTACTTTCAATGAAAGTTGGAGAAATAGAAGAGGCCTGTTTATTATTAAATGATTTTGTTGACGGAATAGAATCAAACCCTTTTGGTATTTGAATAAACAAATAAAAATTAAAGACCCACTATATGTGGGTTTTTTTGTTTATTGATATTTATTTTATATGTCACAGAATAAAGTTCCAATTACAAGATTAAATAAGTTTTTTTCTGAAGAAGACTTCAATTTAGAAATTGAAATGGGTATGGAATGGCAAATGGGTGATATGAATTTCACGGTCGTTTTATATAGGGTTGATAAAGAAAGAACAAATAATGATGACGTGTATGGTGAAGCAATGAGTGACGGAATACAATTTTTGGCTCCAATTGAAGTAAAAGGTTTAGTTAAAATTGAGGCACCTGCAAATTCTGATTATGGGTCTTCCAAATTATCTCAACTTGAACCTGGTAATATGACATTTAGTGTTTATCAATCACATTTAGATCAATTGGCTATTGAAATATCTTTGGGTGATTATTTGGCTTATTACGAAACAGAAGATAGGGTAAGGTATTATTCGGTGGTAAATGACGGACGAGTTAATTCAGATATGAAACATACTTATGGTGGTTATAAAAAATACTATAGAACAATAATAGCAGCACCTGTAACTAACAACGAATTTAACGGATTATAAAATGGCATTACCTAAAAAAGTAAAAAAATATTTACCATTAATACCTACTAAGGTTGGTAATGAAAGAAGACAACAAATGTTGGATGATATTACCGACAATGGTACTTACTTACCGAAAAGTGTTTTACATGCCGACATGGATGGAGGGGTTTTAGATTTTGTTAAAAATAACCTAAAGTTAGTTGTTGACGGTAAAACAGTACCAACAGTTAATAAAATAATAACAACACAAAGTTGGGCTCAGTTTAATGAAACATGGGAGTTTCAAGATTTAGATAAAAACGTTTCTTTACCGTTTATTATAACAGTTAGAAAACCTGAAGTTAAATATGGTAAATTAGGCGGGAACAACCTTTTTCAAAATATTCCAGAAAGACTTAGATTTAATTATTTTACCGTTCCCAATTGGGACGGTCAAAGAAAAGGTGCGGATGTTTATAAAGTACCACAACCAATACCTGTTGATATTGTATATAGTGTTAAGATATTTTGTAATAGAATGCGTGAGATCAATGAGTTCAACAAATTAATTTTACAAAATTTCACATCCAAACAAGCTTACATTCAAATTAATGGTCATTATATGCCACTTGTGGTAGCGGACCCATCTGACGACTCACCTAAAGAAATTGAAAAAAGAAAATACTATATAATGAGTTATGAATTCACCTTGAATGGGTTTCTAATTGATGATAAAGAATTTCAAGTTTCTCCTGCGATTTCGAGACAAGTTTCCCTTTTTGAGTTTGAGACATCAAAAAAATCAAAGAGAGTTAGAATAGAACCACCGAGACCAAACTCATTCGATTTAGATTTTAATTTTGTTTCAGGAAATACCCAACTAAATGAAGTTTTTAGATATACGGTAGATTTAAATGTGAGTAATACGACCAACATCAGTTCTTATTCTGTTTACATCAATTCAAATTATGTTGGTGACGATTTAACAAAAATACAAATAACAGACGGAGATACTCTTGTTGTTAATGTTATAAAATTTGATAATACAAAAGCGTCTTTGATAAAAACAAATGCGGTTTTAGTTTAACTACTCTCCGTAAATATCTTTTTCTTTTTTACAAGTCTTAATAATTAATTTTTCTAAAAACTTATAAAGCTTCAAACCATTTTCCTCACAATAGTTTTTTAGTAAAGTATGTGTTTCTTCTGAAATCTTTATATTTTTTATTTTTTTCATATTCATAAATATTTTAATAGGTAGAAAAAAGGTAGAATTTTTTCATACTATTAAAAAATGATGGACTTTTTTATATGTTTTTTGCTTTTTTTGATTGTATTTATATATAAAATAAATCTTTAATTAAACTATAAAAATGGCATCTTCTACAAAAGTATTCGTTTCTGCAGGGGTCTATACCTCAGAAAGGGACTTAACTTTCGTTGCACAAAGTGTTGGTGTAACTACTTTAGGCTTAGTTGGTGAGACTTTACAAGGGCCAGCCTTCGAACCTATTTTCATAACAAATTTTGATGAGTTTCAAGTTTATTTTGGGGGAACAAGTCCTGAAAAATTTGTAAACACACAAATTCCAAAATATGAATTGGCTTATATTTCGAATTCATATTTACAACAATCAAATCAACTTTTTGTAACAAGGGTATTAGGTTTATCGGGTTACGATGCAGGACCATCTTGGTCTATTGTAACTGCAGGTAATGTTGACCCTTCTACTGTATCAGTAACAGGTACATCAGGACCTAGTTACGTATTTTTTACAGGTACAACTGGTAATAGTACTAATGTTACTATAACATCTATTTCTTCATTACCTTCAAATTTACAAAATGATTTTTACAATTCTTATACAACATTTAATGGAGGAACATCAAGTATAAGTGATGACTTTAAAGATTATATTTCAGATCAAATAGGTCTTTATTCTACATCATCTGCATTATCAGGTAAGACTTCTTATTTTTGGGGAGCGGTTAGTTCGTCGACAATTAATTCAGTAACAGGTTCACCTTTTAATACCACAGCAACTACTGAAACTTTTGGGGTAAGCTCAATTAATCAAGCTAATATTGATTTTTCATCAACAATTAATGATCCTTGGTTTTATGCAACCTTCGATTATTACCAAGGCACTAATGACATTAATGGTTATATAGGTTACGGTTTTGGTTCTTCTTTGGACTCAATTTCAGCAATCTCTGCTTCAGTTTATTCTGGTTCTATGGCCGTTTATGTTACAAACTATTCAGGTTCACCATATACTGAATACGATGATTTAATTGTTGCGACTTTAAGATCAAGAGGTATTACCAATTTTTCGAGCACACAACACGGTCCTTTATTTCAAGTTTCAGGAACATCTGACGTAACAATTGATTGTTCAGGAAATTATTCAGGAGTTACTAAAAACCCTTATGAAACGTTTGTTATTTCTGGTATAACAAAAGACAACGAAACATTTAGTTTTGAAACTTCATTAGGTACCACCGACACACAATACATTTCAAAAGTATTTGGTAGAAGTAATTTTGGTAAAGATAGAACTGAAGTGCCTTTATTTGTTGAAGAAGTTTATTCAAGTTTATTACAAACAGGTTATAGAGATGGTAAAATTAGAGGACTTTATTGTGATTTAGTAAGTTTACCAGGAGTAACTGATGAAACTAATTTTGCTTATTATGATTCTTTAGGATTTTATTTAGAACAATATCAAACACCTGAAACACCTTATATGGTTTCAGAATTAAGAGGTAATAAAGTTTATAAATTATTTAAATTTAAACTTATCTCTGATGGTAATGCAGCCAACAGACTTGTTAAAATGTCAATTGGTAACATTTCATTTGCTAATGGTACATTTGATGTCTTCATTAGAGATTTTTATGACAATGACCAAAATGTAAGAGTAGTTGAAAGTTTCACTAACTGTTCAATGGATCCTAATCAAAACAACTATGTTGCTAACAAAATTGGTACATCTAATGGTGAGTACCAAGTTAAATCGAAATATGTAATGTTGGAAATGAGCGACGAGGCACCAACAGATGCGTTACCATGTGGATTTGAGGGATATATCTCAAGAGAATACGCAAACGCAACACCACCATTTGTTGTATATAAAACAAGATATTTACAACCAGGTGACGTTATCTATAATCCTCCTTTTGGTTCATCATCAGGTGGAGACAATCAAGTAATCTCAAGTGGTGAAAACCCAAGAAAGGCTTATTTAGGTATTTCTAATATTGCTGGTATTGATTATGACTTTTTTGAATATAAAGGAAAACAATTACCTGTAAATTTAGGTACTGACACTACAGGCCCATCTTGGGGTTACAGAACTAAAGGTTTCCATATGGATAGTGGTGCTACGGTTGTAACTATGGTTGTAAATTCTGCAACAACACAAGCGTTTGAAGTAGGTACAGGTAATTTTAGAAGTGAGCCTCAGGATACTGATAACCCTTATTACAGATTAAATACTCGTAAATTCACAGTATTAGCTTATGGTGGATTTGACGGATGGGATATTTACAGAGAATATAGAACAAACGGAGACGCGTTCGCTCTTGGTCAATCAGGATTTAAAAAAGGAGCGGCACCTTCAGTTACTTATCCAACGTCTACAGGATGGGGAGCGTTCAAACAAATTTCAGGACCTAACCAAGAGACTTGGGCAAATACTGATTACTACGCTTATAAATGGGGACAATCAAGTTTTGCTAATCCAGAGTCAGTTAATATTAATGTATTTGCAACACCGGGTATTGATTATTACTACAACTCAAATTTAGTTGAAGATGCTATTGATATGGTTGAAACAGATAGAGCGGATTCAATTTATATCTGTACAACACCTGACTTTAATTTACTTTTACCGTCTTACAATGATATTGAAGAAGGTTTGGTATATCCACAAGAAATTGTCGATAGGCTAGAAGATACAGGAATTGATTCAAACTACACCGCCACTTACTATCCATGGGTATTAACAAGAGATACTGTAAACAATACACAAATCTATATACCACCAACTGCGGAAGTAACTAAAAACTTAGCGTTAACCGACAATATTGCGTTTCCTTGGTTCGCATCTGCAGGTTATACAAGAGGTTTGGTAAGTGCAATTAGAGCACGTAAAAAATTAACTCAAGAAGATAGAGATACTTTATATAAAGGTAGAGTAAACCCAATTGCTACTTTTTCTGATGTAGGTACTGTAATATGGGGTAATAAAACTTTACAAGTTAAAGAATCGGCACTTGATAGAATCAACGTAAGAAGATTACTTCTACAAGCAAGAAAATTAATTTCAGCAGTGGCAGTAAGATTACTATTCGAACAAAATGATGATAAAGTAAGACAAGACTTCTTAGATTCAGTTAACCCAATCTTGGATTCAATTAGAAGAGATAGAGGTTTAATTGACTTTAGAGTTACAGTTTCTAACACACCTGAAGATTTGGATTCAAATACCTTAACAGGTAAAATTTACTTGAAACCGACAAGAGCGTTAGAGTTCATTGACATTGAGTTTGTAATTACTCCGACAGGGGCTTCTTTTGATGACGTATAATTAAAATACAAAAAATAAAACAATGGGGAGTAGAAATATTCCCCATTTGTATATTTATAAGAAAAAAGTTATGAAAATCGAAAAAAAACTTATTAAAGAAAGTATAGGATCAAATAAAATTGAACCTAAAACATATTCAGGTAAAAAACAAAATATCGTATTAACTGAAAGCCAATTAGAAAAGTTATTATTTGCAATCAATAAAAAATGAAGTATACAAAATACATATACGATTACGTAAATAAAAAAAGATTAGTCGAAGGTATTACTGAAGAAGGGAGACCCGATTTAAAATACTATGCTTTTGATTGGGATGATAATATTGTTTTTATGCCAACAAAAATTATTTTAATGAGTGAAAACGAAGAAGAAGTTCCGATGTCAACAGAGGAGTTTGCTGAACACAGACATGAGATTGGGGTACAACCTTTTAGTTTTAAAGGGACAACAATTGTTGGTTATGCACCAAACCCATTTAGAAATTTTAGAACAGAAGGTGATAAAAATTTTATTATTGACTCAATGATGGCAAGTCCCGGTCCTTCATGGAATGATTTTGTGGAATGTATTAATGGTGGGTCAATTTTTGCTATTATTACAGCTAGAGGACACAATCCTGAAACTTTAAAAGAATCTTGTTTAAATTATATATTATCAAATCATAATGGTATTAATTCAAAAACTTTGGTTGAAAATTTAAAAAAATATAGAAATCTAAATACTCAAGACATTTATGAAAATGTAAGAGAATTAGAATATCAAGATAAAGATTTAATAAACGAATATTTAGATCTATGTAAGTTCCACCCCGTATCTTTTGGTGAAGGGAGTGCTGCGAACCCTGAAGAAGGTAAAATTAAAGCGATGAGAGAATTTATATCTTATTGTAGAGAAATGGCTTCGGAGGTTTCAAGAATGACAGGAGACTCGTCTAAGGCCATATTTAAAAATGATATTGCAAATGATGAGGTGATTCCTTTTATTGGTTTTTCAGATGATGATGCAAAAAATATTGAAGCAATGAAAGGATTTTTAGAAAAAGAATATCCAGAAGAAAAACCAGTAAGAGTGTATTTAACTAAAGGAGGAGAAAAAGAAGAGATATAAGTTATTATATATAATATATATTTTAAAAATATCTGAAAGTAAATAGAAAAAAAAATTATAACAAGATATTTATAATAAAAATAAAAACAAAAAAAACAAAATAACATGGCTGATTTATTAATGAAAATGCCCTTTCAGTATGAACCTAAAAAGTCAAATAGGTTTATATTGAGTTTCCCTTCATCTTTGGGGATCAATTCTTGGTATGTTGAAAAAGCATCAAGACCTAATATTAAAATTGATACAAAGGAAATAAAATTTTTGAATACTGAAACATATGTCGCAGGTTCATTTAAATGGGAATCAATTTCAGTTACTTTAAGAGACCCAATTGGTCCTTCAGCCGCTCAAGCTGTTATGGAGTGGGTTCGTTTACACGCAGAATCAGTAACGGGACGTATGGGTTACGCTGCTGGGTATAAAAAAGACGTTGACCTTGAAATGTTAGACCCAACAGGAGTTGTTGTTGAAAAATGGATTTTACAAGGATGTAGTTTAACTGACGCTAAATTTAATGAGGTTAATTACACCAACTCAGATATTATGAAAGTTGATATGACATTACAACCTGACAGATGTATATTAGTTTACTAATTAAAAACTAAATAAAAAATTTTAAGAACCTCACTAACAAAGTGGGGTTTTTTGTTTACAAAAAATAAAGTAAAGTTATTTTTTAAATAAAAATAATTATGGATAACGCAATTGAATACGGACAACAACAATTTAATTTACCTCATGATGTGGTGAAATTACCATCAAAAGGTATTTTTTATACCCCTAAAAAAGAATCATTAAAGGTTGGTTATTTAACCGCCGCTGACGAAAACATTTTAATGTCACAAAATAATAACAAAGAAGGTTTGATTAAAACTTTATTAAGAAATAAAATTTATGAACCAGGGTTTGATATTAACCAAATGATTAATGTTGATATACAAGCCATACTTATCTTTTTAAGAAACACTGCTTTTGGTCCTGAATATAATTTTATTGTAAAAGACCCAAAAACATCCATAGAATTTGAAACCACTGTATTAATAGATGAGTTGAATTACATTGAATCTAAAGTTAAACCAGATGAAGACGGTCTTTATACTTTATTATTACCAAAAACACAAAAAACAGTTAGATTAAAACTTTTAAATATAGGAGAAGAAACGGAAATTGAAAGTTTATCAGATAAATACCCAAAAGGTATGGTTGCACCTATTGTTACAAAAAGATTAGAAAAACAAATAGTTGAACTTGAGGGTAATAGAGATAAAGGTGTAATAGCCACATTTGTAAATCAAATGCCAATAATGGATTCAAAAGAAATTAAAAATTTTCTATTATTGTGCGAACCAAAAATTGATTTAAATAAAAAAATTATAGCCCCGTCTGGAGAAGAAGTCACTGTAATGGTGAACTTTGGGGTTGAATTTTTTCGGCCTTTCTTCTAATCATAAAAAAAATTTAATGGATGAGTTCTATTACTTGGTAAAATACGCTCACTTTTCATACAATGACTTATTAAATGTACCAACATACGAAAGAAAATACTACGTCGATAAGTTATTAGCAGAATATGAAAAAAAATAATAATAACCTATTTATTAAATAAAAGAAAATATGTGGTTATTTTTTCAAGACGCTACTGATGAATTCGGAACAGGAGGAATTGATATTCAAGCCGATCCAAAAAATGGTATTCTCAAGTCCTTAATCAACGCAATGGAAAACGGTATAAAACCAAACGAAACGTTTAGGGTTTTAAGTCAAATGGAAGATAAGGTTAAAGACTTACAAAAAACAATGGGTAGTGGTCTTGTTTTAGGTGGTGAGGCGTTTAGAGAAAAAGTCGAACAAATATACTTTGAAACCACAGAATTAGGAATACAATTTAAAGACGTAACCGATGTAATGGGGGGTATGTCTAAAAGTGTCGGTCGTATCATAGATCCCTCAAAAGATGTCGTCCAACAAATGGCAATACTTGGTAAAAATGTTGGAATAGCCTCTGAAGCAATGGGACAAATGGTTGGTGAATTTATGAAACTAACATTTTCTCAAGAAAAGAGTGTAGAACTAATTAATAAAATAACAGATTCAGCAAGAAGAAGTGGTGTAAATGTTAAAGCAACATTAGAGGGAGTCCAAAAAAATCTATCAAAAGTAGACGCTTACGGTTTCAAAAATGGTATTGAAGGTTTAACCAAAATGCAAATTCAGGCCCAACAACTAAGAACCTCAGTTGAGGAAATTAATGCTGCACAATTAGGTCAAACTTTTTGGGATCCTGAAAAGGCAATTGAAGCGGCAGCAGGTATGTCCATGTTAGGTGGTTCTATGTCAAATCTTATGAACCCCTTTCAATTAATGAACATGGGAGCAAACAATGTTGAAAAACTTCAAGAAAGTTTAATAGATTTATCTGCATCCGCATTTAAAGTAAATGATGCGACGGGTGAAGTAGAAACAAATTTTGTTGCACAACAAAGATTGAAACAACAATTAGAATCTTTAGGAAGGGGTGGTGAGTATGAAAAATACATTAATTTAGGTAGGGAGGCATCAAAACAAGCAAAAATAATTGCAGACATTAATAAAAGTGGTTTAGGTACGTTATTTGAAGGTGAGGGTAAAACGTTCACGGAAGAAGATAAAAGATTAATAGCATCTCTAAGTGAGGTAAAAGATGGTAAGATAAGTTTAAAAATACCTGGATTTGATCAAGTTGATAATCTACAAGAAGCACTATCAGGAAATCCTGAAAGAATAAAAGAAGCCTTAGAAAAATATCAAAAAGAGGCCGCAATGTCAGAAAAAGATATTGCTATGAAAAGTTTGTCAACTGTAGACAACATTAAAAATGATACAACAGTTATATCTCAAACTCTTTTAAGAACTCTTTCTGAAACAGAAAGAACTGCAGTTTTACAGACTGTTGGTGGTGTTGCGCAAGAAGGAACTGACAAATTTAAAACTGTCACACAAACAGCAGCTACTGGTGTTAAATCAACAGTATTAGACCCTAATTTTTGGAGAGATATTTTTACATCAAATCCACCAACACCCGCAGAAGAAGATAAATTTTTTGGTGATGGTACTAAAAGATTAAGTACAGGTAAAGGTGAAATGTTTAGTTTTATTAAAGAAGATCAAGCATTATTTGCTCCCGATTTAGATGAAAAACTAGGCGTTCTTAAATCAGCATATCTAAAATTAACAAAGATACGACCAAATTTAGAAACCGATGTGACTTTAACTCCTCAAGAATTCCAACAACCTGAAGTTAATTTCAAACAACCTGAAATAAAAACTCTTGATTTTTCTAAAATTATGGATTCTCTTGGGTTGTCTACTGCGCAGATTGAATCTATGTCTAATAAAGAGACTGTCCAAAAAATAGAAGGTTCGGGATCTGTTAATATCAATGTTAATATTTCAAGTAGTGGCGATTTAGCTAGTTCATTGATTTCAGATAGAAGATTTAAAGACGATTTAGAAACAGAAATATTAAACACATTAAAAAACAAAGACTTATTAATGGTTAAAAAACCATGATAAAATCTATTTATACTAAAAGTAATAAATGGAAAGCCCATTATCATTCAATTCGTCAGAAAACTTTAGAAAGAAATTACTTCTTAGAAACCTTAGACCATATGGTGTTGAGGGTTCTTATCAAGGAAATGACTCTAAAAAAAACACAGAAGTTTCAATTATTGATTATTCAGTAATTGATTCACCACCTATTGAGGTTGAGGCTAACATACAAGAACCAAAATTAATAGGGTTAAATAAATATACACCATTAGATTCTGATTTTGGTAATATAGTTAATATAAATAAAAATTTAGGAACACAAACTAATTTTGGTAATTATACATTTACCCAGAGTTTTGGGTCTCAATTAGAAATTTTTGGTAAAAGAACAGAAAAAGAACAATTAGTAAAAAATCAGTATTCTAAAGATGTCGGTGAAAATCAAAACACAGTAAACCCAAATTTAAATAAACAAACAAAAGCTAACGAAGGTAACTACGGATATCAAGATAGTGTTAATAGCGACTTAGAAAAAAAAGGAAATGAACTTGAAAAGTTTTTAAGGGTTTTAAACAAATACGGACCAACTAAGATGGCTAATGGTTTTGGAGATACGGTAACATTTGACTTAGAATCTATTGGCACAAGAGTAGGTGAATATACATACGTATCGAATGGACCTGAAATTTCGGCAGAACAATCTAGAACTAATGCTTACACTTCAAATTTCTTTGGACCAAGTGGTGGTTTTGGGTTCGAAGTTGAGCCAAATGTAAACAAACAAACAAAACCTAACTCTGGACCTTTCTTATACCCAACTTCAGAACCAAATAGAACAACAGAAAGATCTCAAAAAATGGCGTATCTTTCAAATGTTTATGGACCTGAGGATATACCAAACGGATATGGGGTTTTTATTGACCCAAATTTGAATTTCCAAACAAGATCAAATCAAGGAGAATTTGATTATGAGTCATCTTCACCAAATTTAACAACATTACAGTCACAAACATTTTTTTATGGAAAAAATAAATATAATAGTGGTGAAGGAACATTTGATGCTTTAACTGTTGAAGATTATTCTTTTGAAAATTTAAATGACCCTTACTATAATAGTGACACAACATTTATTTTTATTCCATCTGATTATAGCCCAATAAATATTTTATCACAAGATGATTTAAATAATGTTAGAGGGTCTGAAGGTTCATTGAGTCAAGATTCTGATTTGGCAAAATTAGGGGCAAAACAATTACAAAAAGAATTTAAGGCAAGAGTTGCTTTTGAATTATTACAACAAACTTTGGGTAAAACATTAGGGACAACTACCACTGTAAATCAAAATAGTGGTGCAATATCGGCCGAATTGAAACCTGACCCATTTGATGCGTTGGGTGTTATTACTAATAATATACCATTGATACAAAGGGATTTTAAAATAACATCTGTTGGTGGTATTATTGGTGAAGCACTTAGCTTCACATCTAGATTAGCAGGACTTTATTCCCCATATTCTTTGATACCAGGTGAATATTTTGATTACCCACAAAAAAATATTTTGTCTCAAGCGTTAACAAACCCAATAGGAGGGTTAGCGTCACTTGCAACTAATTTAGCAACGAAAATATTAACACCAAATATAGATACAGGATCTGAAACATTATTGGCAAATACATCAAACGCAACAAAAAGTTTATTGTTCGATATGTTATATTATAATGAATATAGACCACAGTACAAACTTAGTTCCGTTCTCAGTCCAAACTTAACGGCACCTGGTGGTAATTTTTATATTGGTAAAGGTAAAAACTACATGAGGGATTTAGTGAGTCCGAAAACGGATTTACCAAGAGATAACAAAGGTAACCCTGTTGTTGGCCCTGTTTATAGTTATGGTAGAATAGGAAAAGACTATGAAGGTAATTCAGTAAACCAAAAATTATTTGGATTAAACGCGAGAGCTTTTTATGACAAAGTAGGGATACAAGGTGGTTTTACATGGACAGCTAAAAAGAATTATATTGATCCAGGAAGATTAGTTGGACCTAAAAATGAAAAGACAGGTAAGTTACAAAACTTTTCAATTGATAGTGTTTTTGGTGCTGGATTTCAAGCAACATATAATCAAACAAAATCTTCAGATACAAAACTCACACCGGGATCGATTTTAGACGTAACACAAAGATTGGTTGAGGCGGGTAGCGTTGGTTCAGCAAGTAAACTTGAACATGTTGGAAATGCAATTAATCAAGTATCTAAAGTATTTTTTGATGGATATCAAGAAGTTACTAAAGGATCAAGAGCAAGAAGATTTTTAACACCTACATCATTAGGACAAAGTGGAAAGCAAGTTAAAGATGTAGTTGGTTATGAATATTGTAGATTATTCACTAAAGATAGACCTTACTATTCGTTTAATGAATTACAAAAAACTGACAGAAATATAAGAAAATATAACAGTTCAGTTTTAGATAATACATATAATTTAAATATCGCCCCGATGGGTGGAGTTGACTCAACAAACATACAATTTATTGATGGTAAATTGAGGGCAAAAAAATATATGTTTTCTTTAGAAAATTTAGCATGGAAAACATCAAGTAGAGTTGGTTATAGAGTCGAGGATTTACCTGCATGCGAAATAGGACCTAATGGTGGAAGGATAATGTGGTTTCCTCCTTATGATCTTACGTTTGATGACTCGTCTACTGCGAATTGGACAGATACCGCGTTTCTTGGTAGAACAGAGCCTGTTTATACCTACACAAAAACATCAAGAAAAGGTAATATTAGTTTTAAAATTGTAGTGGATCACCCGTCCGTTTTAAATGTTTTAGTTAATAAAGAATTAGAAAAAACTGAAGAGTCTTTGGCAACAAAAGTAATTGACTCTTTATTTGCTGGATGTTTAAAATATGATTTAGTAGATCTACTAAAAAAATACCCCATGTTCAGTTATTCTGACATATATGAAGTTGTTGAAACTTTAAGAACAGTAGAACAAGTTAGAGAGTTCACTAAGTACACATCACCAACACAAACAAATGGAGAAAATAATACAAAAGAAAACGCTCAATTAGAGAGTAATGAAGAAAGTACAGGAAGTGAAACTAAAGAAATTATTGACGAGTTAAACAGTAAAGAAAAGGATAATAAGTTTGAAGAACTTATATTACTTTTCCCACAAGCAATACCTGATGGTGACACGTCAGAAAGTGATAGTATTTATGAAACTTACTTTAATGATTTAATAGGTAGAAGTGACGAATATATTAAAAGTGTAACCTATGGGGGTGTTTCTGATGGGTATTATATCGAATATTCTAAAAAAACAAATCAAAAAACCACTTTACCGGATAACCCACCGATTAAAGAATTGGCAGATAAATGGATTATCGCTAAACCATCAGTAACCCAAACAATATTAGATGAACTAAATCAAGAATATCAAGACTTTAAAGAATTTTTAGAAAAAGTTTTAAAAGTATTAAAAAGTGGTGCTGAAGTTAATTTTTCACTTATTGCTTCCGCAAATGCGAATGGTGGAGAAGAGTATAATCAAAAACTATCTGAAAGAAGAATTGATTCAGTATATAAAGAAATTTTACAATTTGGTGATGGAGAAAAAACTTTATCTGATTTTATTGATAATAAATTAAAAATCAAAAAAAAATCAGAGGGAAAAAAATCTAAATTAAAAACTGATAAATACTCATCTATTGATTGTTCTAAAGGATTCAAAAGCTCAAGTACGGATGGTAAAGGTTCTATGCAAGCGATGCTATGTAGAAGAGTTAGTGTTAGTGAAATTAAAATAAAACCTAACGAAGAAAAACCAAAAACACAAACAGAAGAAGAAAAAAGAAAGAACAACGAAGGACAATTACCACAAACAAATGCTGCTGAAAACAATAATACTAATAACACACAAGCACAAGCAACAACAGTAAAAGAAATTTCACAAACAACTGTAAAAGATAAGACAAATAAATTAAGAGGAGATTTAACAAAAAGACTACTGAGAAAACTTTTAACTGAGTGTAATTACTTTGAAATGGTAAAAGAAACTAATCCGATGATTTATGATGGAATTAAAAGTAAAATTAAAAACTTCCAACCGGCATTTCACTCAATAACTCCTGAAGGATTAAATGCTAGATTAACGTTTTTAAATCAATGCGTAAGACCTGGAGATACAATCCCAACTGCGGTAGAAACAGGAGGAGAAACACAATTCCAATATAACGATGTATTTAATAGTGCTTTTGGTACACCACCGATTTTAGTATTGAGAGTTGGGGACTTTTATCATACAAAAATAATTCCAATGTCGTTAACGTTTAAATATGAAGATGCTAAGTTTGATATAAACCCTGAAGGTATTGGGTTACAGCCTATGATTGCAACGGTAAGTCTTTCATTTGATTTTATCGGTGGACAAGGAATTAATAATCCGGTATCTGAATTACAAAACGCATTATCGTTTAATTATTACGCAAATACCGAAATGTATGATGATAGAGCAACAATAACTGAAGATGTATTATCTGAATTTGATTCTGAAGTTTTAGATATTATTAAAAATGAAGTTGGTTTGATTGATGCGACCGATAAACCACAAGGTAGTGGTGCGGGTAATACTATAGGTAATGTAAAAACAAATAATCTAGACATACAGACAAGTGCAATTACCGGAACAATTGAATATAAAACTAAAATGAACGAGTTCGTTCAAACGACTGGCTCATATTTTAATTCACTATTTTTCAATTTAAACATATTAAAAGACTATTTGAATTTAGGTGGATTGTTACTATATACTAAATCTAGAAAATATAAAGAAGGTTATTTTGATTATTTAAGTGGAACGTCAAATAGTTTAATTACTAATATTTTAGGAAAACCGGAAAACTATCAAGATAGGGTTGACGATTTAGTAAGAAGAGCAAAAAAAGATGTAAACGAGCTATTAACACCACCATTGGCTCAAGTTTTAGAAAAGAATTTTACGAACGATCAAATACGAAAAGTAAAAAGAAAATTAAAGTCCATGATTGATGATAAAAAACAACCATACATTGATTTTTTAGAAAGTGCTCAAACAAATATAATTACAGAAGAATTAAAATTTATTAATATTTCAGACCAAGTAAATTACGTAATCAATAAAAGAGACGGTTATGTAACAAAAAAGGGTTCAGTAATAATTTATGATTTGTCTGGTAAAACTGAAGGGGTTGAAGCATCTAGTGATTCACCGAACACATATGAAGAACTGAAAAAAGATTTTATCAAAATTGGTACAGATTTAAATGACTTTATGAAAAAATTAGATGAGTTTGGGATCGTTCCAACAGGAGAAACTTTTACATATAAAGACGATTTCACAACTCAACTATATTTGAAAGAAGATTTACAAGAACAGGTGCCACCAGCGACAAACGTATTTTTTATGTTATTTGGTACACAAATAATAGAAAACCCAGACACTTTTGTTAATGAATTAGCAAAGGCCGCGGTTAATAACAATGTTTCAAATTTTCACTATACCGCTTGGAAAGACTTTATATATAATAATTTAGGATTTACAAAAAATAATGACACGTATGTGGAAAAAACAAATGGAGGTTTAGTTAAAGATTTTAAGAGATCTAAAGATAGGTTAAAAAATAAATTTGATGATTTTAAAAATGATTTCTTGAATGATTTACTTCCTAACGACATATATAAACCATTCACCGACAAAAAAGAAAGAGTTTTAGATTACTCTAAACAACTAACATCTAATGATACTGATGTAAAAAATCTAAAAAATGTTTGGTCAACCGTTGATTCAAATGACGATAAATATAATTTGAAGAAAAAAATGAATTGATATTATGGATTTTTATAGAAGATATGAAAAATTTTTAATTAATGGTACACAGACTGTAGTACCATATGTTAATATTGGGTCAAGGCCGTCTGATCAAAAATATGTCTACAGAGCAGGTCAAAGTAGGTTAGATAAAATTAGTTATGAAAAATACGGTAGCCCCTATTTTGGTTGGTTAATACAATTAGCAAACCCAATTTACGGTGGTTTAGAATCTAATATACCTGATGGAACCATAATTATTATACCTTTTCCACTTATAGGTGCGTTACAAGACTACAAAAATGCAATAGATACACATATTTTTTATTATGGCAGATAGTTTAAACCAAAAATCTATATATGTAGAAACCGATTATGATAATATCATATTGATCGACCCCAATAAAATTGTTGTTGACAACAAAGTTAAAGATAGGTTGGTTGATCATGAAGAATTAGTTTTTTATGCAAATTTAGAAACAAAAGTAATTCCTAGAACTAAACTAGCTATCGGAGAGTCCTTTGACAGTCCGGTAATCAACTCAAGTATTGCGAGTTTGGTCGGCAAATCAGATGGAACAAGTATAAATTTTCTACAACCAATAGGAAAAAAAAAATATTTTGACACGTCTTGGTCAGATCAATTAACAGGAAGTGGCGCCAGAGAAGGTAAGGGTTTCAATCAAATAAGAGAATCTAAACAAAATAAAGACGGTAAAAGTGTTTTTGTAAGAGACGTTTCAAATTATAACGACACACAAACATTGGGGATTAAAGACATAACCATAGACATATCAGGAATAAATTCAACACAGGTTAAAATAAATCTAGTGGATGTTCAAGGTAGGACATTATTTGAACAAGGAGAAAAATCGATATATTCTGTTTTTTTTAATTTACCGTACCCACTATTTTATTTAACACTTAAAGGTTATTATGGTAAGGCAATTAAATACGCATTAAATCTTACTAAATTTAATGCTAGTTTTGATCAAAGAACGGGTAATTATGATATATCTTTAACGTTGATTGGTAGAAATACTGGACTGTTAACAGATACTCTTTTGACTTATGCTAAGACGGCACCAAAAATGACACCTACAACATTACAACAACAATCAACCGTTAGTAATGCGCCGGGACAACAATTTAGTAATTTAGAAATATTAGATTCTTCTATTGGTGAACAAACAATGTATGAAGTTTACAAAATTTATAAATCTAAAGGTTTAATAGATAAAGATTTTCCAGAAATATCAATAGATGAGTTTATCGATAGTGCCGATACGTTTGTGACAAAAATGCAAGATGGTATTAAACAAGGTGATTTTGCTGTCCTAAGTGACGTATCAAAATTTAGAGGAGTATTAACTGATATAAAAAACAAAGTATTTACATTATCTAAAAATAAATTTTTAGATTTAAATAACTACATTTTTTACAAAGGTCAGATACATTATACTTTCAAAAACACGGTCGATTATACGAAAAGAAAGGAATTAATTTCAGGTATCGAAACAGAAATTAATGATGCCAATAAAAATTTAAAGGCCAACAAATCCTTTGGCGACAATGCGGAATACGTTGTTGCTGGAAACACATATAGAGAAGGTATAGTAGTAACACTAGACCCAAAAGACGTTATAGAACAAATAGCTATAAGCTCATTTACGGATCTTGATTTGGAAAACACTTTAACAAAAAGATTAGGTAGAACACCAACACCTGACGAGGTTTCCAAATTTAAGATTCAAACATTACAAGATATAGAAATTTTCAGTAAAAAAATAGACGACAATACTGGAGATTTAGTAGATGACACACCAACGTTTTTTAGGTTTGGTGAAGTGGATTTTGGTACAAATACTTATCTCGCCAATAGTTTTTTAGACGATATTAACAACGGTTTAAATAAGATAAAAACAAGAGAAGAAAAAATTGAGCAACAATTTACAGATTTACTCGCTAAAAAAATAACATCAGAAGACGGTGGTTTAGGGTTTAGTCCGACAATAAGAAATATTTTTGCAATATTATTGGCTGGTGTGGATACATTTTATCGTTTGATGGATAAAACACATAAATTAGCTTGGGATCAAAGAACAAACCCAAAAAGATTACTATCGATAATACCTGCTGATAAAAATTTTGGAATAGATTCTAAAAACGTAATTAATGGTACTGGTCAGTTAAACGATAAAAATGTTGTTTATCCGTGGCCAACATACTTTACTAAGGAAAGAGACCCTAAAGACAAGAGCGGTAGAGAAAAATATATACTAAATTATGTTGCCGATCCTAAATATGTGGATCTAACTAATGGGTATGATTATACGACATGGCCGGAAGTTGCATTTTTAGAAGATTATATAAATGCTCAAACAAGAAGATCTCAAACTAATAAAAGAAAAAAATATAATAACAATAAAAATGCATCACCATTTGGGTCTTGTAATACTTTAGATTTTCCATTTGAGGTTTTACCATATGAAAATGTTTCTGAAGTTTCTTTTTTTTATGAAATTTATGAAAGACTTTATAGTTTAGTTAATTATACAAACTTATACAGAGGAAATTATAAAACAAATCAGGTTGATAAGTTTTTATCAGATTTAGAGGCTAAAAATATTATTTTTGGTTCAGAGGATAGTTTATTACTTAAAGAAAAACTTAAAAATTTTAAATTTAATTTACAACAATTTGAATCATTTTTAGAAAATACTGATAAAAACACTTGGGAGGTTAGTAAAAGGGATTTGTTTGTGACTGATTATGTTGAAAACTCAATAAAAAAAGATTATGGAATTTACGCTCTTTCAGAAATAGATGGTAGGTCAATATCTTTGGAAAATTCAAGTCCATTAATTAAAGAATTTGATAAATACTTAAAGAGTACTGAACACAATGTCTATAATTTTTTAGACACAGAACCTGTTTCATTAAATAATGACTACACCGACATTGGAAAAAGTTTAATATTTTTAGACGATAAAAAAACACTTGCTAGATTAAACGAATCAGATACGGTTAAGAACATATCAATGATTAGTTGGTATGATAATAAAAGATTCGCAAATCAAAATTTAAAAATTTTAACAAGAGATAATACTGATAAAATCATAGACTTAACTAGTTTACAACAATATTATGACGTTGACGTACCTACAGAGGTGATCGGGAATACTGTAATTACTCAATACCCAAGTACTAAATGGAATGTTACCGAACAATATTTAGGATATGAACCAACTACATATTCAGGTTTGGTTAGTACGATTCAGTCTACTAGTTTGTTAAACACACCATATTTTATAAATTCAATTTTAAATGGGGTTGAAAAAGAAAAAAATAAAGAGTCAAACCCATATGTGCCTACCGGATTTCTTTTTCTCTATTCTTTACCTGTCGAGGACATATCCAATCCAGCATTATATGATATTGACAAAGAAGAGACTTTAGGAAATTTTTATGGACAAGTAAGAAAATTCTCAGCAATACACCAAGTACCTTATTCATTTATATTAAAAATGGGTGCTTTTTGGCATAGATATAAAACCTATCATACAACAGGTGTCGATATATTAGATGAATGTTGGAAAGACTTTGACTACAAAAAATATTATGATCCAATAAATAATGACTTAACTAAAGTTTATAAAATAAAAACTTATGATGGGAACGATGAGGACTTTACAGCATATAGAAATATAGTAGAAGTTATTAACATACCTAACGAAGAGGATGAAGAAGAATCAGGAACTAGTGGTACTAGCGGTTCTTCAGGTACTAGCGGTTCTTCAGGTACTAGCGGTTCTTCAGGTACTAGCGGTTCTTCAGGTACTAGCGGTTCTTCAGGTACTAGCGGTTCTTCAGGTACTAGCGGTTCTTCAGGAACTAGCGGTTCTTCAGGAACTAGCGGTTCTTCAGGAACTAGCGGTTCTTCGGGTGGAGGAAATGGATATACCACCATATATAAAGAATTTGACATATTTAATTATGGATTTTATCCAAAATTAATAAACGACTTTCAGTACTTTTTTACAAAAAAAGATTTAATAAAAAATTACACAGAACAAGAAATAAAAAAAATATTTGAAAAAGGTAAAATAAAACTAGGTAACAATACTAATTCTAGTTTTTATATGCCAACAAGTGGAGACATAAACAATGAAAATAGATCAATAATAAATAATTCTTATTTTGAATATCTTATTTTTGATAAAGATTCATTAATTGACCAATCTAATAAAGTCTATATGATGATCCCATCATGTGGAGGTATACCTTTTAATCAGGCAAATTACGAATGTTTTACAATAGATAAAAAATTAAATCAAGAAGTAAAAGATAATAGTTCCATATATAATGGTACAATAAGAAGTTTTTGGGGATGCTCTCAATTTGGTTATTTTGATAATAATTCTTTAAAAAAACCAAGCATTTTTGAAGAACTTAATTATTTGGGTACCGATTACCAATCTGTAACACAAATTTTTTCTGCGTTTGACAAATCAAAATTAGATGATTTTGAATCATTATTTTTACAATTCTGTGAACCAAACCCAATCACGACAAATTCAATTATACAAAACGAAAATACAATTGAAAAAACAAGAAATTCAGGACTTAAACAATTAAAATTTGTTTTAAAGGATTTATTTACCATTAAAGAAAGTGAACTAACACTTTCAAACCAACAAAATAATGATGGGGAACTTTTGGCACAAAAACAAGTATTTAACCTAACTCAAAAAATAAAAACGTTTTCTAAATATGATTTAATACTAAAAATAGGTAATTCCGGACAATTTGATAGAAGACTCTTTGGTAGTCTAGCAAATAATACCTCATTAAAACCACAAAATCCAATAGTACCGATTGGAAATGGTTATAAAAAAGGAACACTTCCAGGTGACGGAACATCTGTAAATCTATTGCAAAGTAAAGTATCAAATAAAGATGCATGGGAATCATTATATTTAAATGTTGGTTTTTATGTTAAAGACATTTCTTTTGAAGGCGTTGAATACTCAACATATACCGATACAGGATCAACAATTTTTGACTTTTTTATTGATAACAATATTGAGTTTAATAAAAGTAACGTTGAGGTTTATTCTAAATTAATAAAAATATATTCAACACAAAAAAATAAAAAACTCCTTAATAATGAAACTTATGGTAACACTGAGTTTATAAGTGAGTTAGAAACTTTTTTATTAGAAAAAAATAAAATATTAGATGATAGTGTTGTAGAAGTTTTTACTTATTTAAATAAAAATTTACCGACAGTTACTGTAAATAATAAAAACACAAAATCAACATTAGATGGTAACGTATCTAAATTAAGTATATATAATACATTTCAAGCATTTAACGACAAATGGATTGCTGGGAGTGATTTAACAACAAGAACAATTTTTGAAGACTTTTTGTTTCATGATCCCGCAAACCACGATATTGGTGATGAGTTACAGGTTGATGTTTTAGCAATAAAAGATATGTTAAAAAATAGCGATCCTGCCACAGACATACTTTTAATAATTGGTTCTATTTTAAAATCGGCTGGAGATTTACTTTTCTTTTCAATGCCGGCGTACATTAACTTTTATGGTATTAATAACGCTACAAAAACACCAAACCCACAGAATATTGACGTACCAAATTCACTATTTGGTACTTGGACAAACGTTAATTATTTAGACTCAAGGCCCAAATTTTTGTGTGTTTATGTCGGTAAAGAATCTGAAAGACCCGTTTCTAAAGAAAATGAATTCATGTTATATGCCGACGATAGTTTTGATTTAAGAAACCCAACAACCAACCCAAATAGAATTGAAGTAGATAAGCAAAATATATCACTTTCTAATAAAGTGGTTGCCTTTAATGTAGATTTTGGTATAAGAAATCAAAATATGTTTACAAACATAAATGTAAATATGAATGATAAAAAACCAACTAATGCAACTTTTTTAGTAAACGATCAATTAGCAAATGGTGTTAATGGAGATAAAATAGCACAACAAACAACATCATTATATAGTCTTTATAAGTCCATGAGTTATTCTTGTACTGTAGAATCTTTAGGTAATGTTATGATACAACCACTCATGTATTTTAATTTAAGACACGTTCCATTATTTTATGGGCCTTATTACATTTACAAAGTAAAACATACAATAAGGGAGGGAGAATTTAAAACAAGTTTTGATGGTTCTAGGATGCCAAAATATGCTTTACCACAACCAGATAGTTTAGGAACATTTATAAAAATAAATTATTTAGAAAATTTTAAATCTGAAATATTAAAGGCGGGTAGTGACACGGTTGTCGAAGAAACCACACCGACAATTTTAGATCCAGAAAGAGCAGCTGAAAGAGAAAATTTAGTACCAAACGATAACGAACAATGTCAAATAAAAATTATTGAAAAATATAAAACATTAGAAGAAGACCCTATTAGACGAGGTACTATGACGTTTGAAGATTTAAAAAATTTAATAAACGAAAACGTATCTTTAGATAGGTCAATAAAAACACTTTTATTTACTATTGTCATAACTAGAACAACAAATTTAGTTCAAAATGAGTTAATACAAATATTAAATAATAACTTAACTGAAGTTAGGGCAACAAACGAATGGCCCGATAGATCCGATCTAAACAAGTGGGTTTGTTATAATAATGGAGTTGAGGCTGTACCATATTTTTCTTTTGATCAACTTAAAGACTCGATATTATTAACAAGAGATTGGTTCAAAAATGTATTACCTATTATATCAGAATTGAACGCATTAAATAAACAAGTTAATTTAACTCAAGAAGAAGTTGAACAAATAACATTATCACAAGCAATAATTTCATATTGGGACACAATTTTAGGTTTTGGACCACCACCATTAAGTGCAAACGAAATAAAAACAATTATAGATACAAACTTACAAAATGAGAGGTTACCAAAAGTAGCCTTTGACAATTATAAATATAACGTTAAAAGGGCTCAAAAGTATTTTCCATTTTAATTTTTTACTTCTTTGATATATTTATATATAAAAAAGTTATGAGCGTAAAAAAATTACTTGATGATTATCTTAGAAAGGATACTAAGATTACGGAAAAACAAATAGACCCTGACCATAAACAAGTTTGTGATTTGGATACAGGTGAATGTTATACCGTTAGAATGAAAGACGGTCTTATTGAAAGATTCGACAACACAATGAAGACTAATAGAACATTAAGAGTTGAAACACCACAAGGAGTTAAAACATTATTAAACGGGTAAAAAAAAATTAAATGATTTCAGAAAAAAAGATTTTAGAAGAATTAAGAAGATTTAATGAAATAAATAAATATATTCTTAATGAACAAGAACCACCCCCACCCCCACCACCAGCAGGAGATGCGGGAGCAGTGCCGCCACCTCCAGCAGGAGATGCGGGTGCACCACCACCCCCACCACCAGCAGGAGATGCGGGAGCACCACCAGCAGGAGGCGCTGAAGAAATCCCTGAGCCTGTTGATGTTGCAAATGATCCCGATGTTGAAGAGGTCGATACAGAAGAGAAAAAAGAAGGTGAAGAAGAAACTGAAGAAATCGATATCACTGATTTAATTACCGCACAACAAGAAATTAAAGATAAACAAGATACCTTTATGGATGATATGTTTAAGAGATTAGACGATTTACAATCAAAACTTGAAAACATGGATCAAATTATGAGTAAGATTAGTTCGTTAGAAACTAAATTTGACAGGTACAGAGAAAAAACACCTGAAGAAAGATTAGAACTTAGGTCTTTAGATTCATACCCATACAATCAAAAACTTACAGACTTTTTTGATGATAAAAAAGTAGATATGGAAAAAACAGGTAAGAATGAATATATTTTAACATCTGACGAGGTTGAAAATTTTTCACCTAATGAAATTAAAAAAACTTTTAATAGTTACAACAACGAAGAGGAAATGTAAAAATAATAAGGGACCAACAAGGTCCCTTTTTTATTTGACATTCTAACAAAATCACTTATAATTGTTATAGATAAAAGAGTTAAAAATTAAAAACAAAATCTATGGCAAATTCAATTGACGCAGTACTAGCACAGTACGAAAAGAATTCACAACCAAGTGGTTCACAGAGACAAAACATCTCACAAGAAGACAGAATGAAAAAGTATTTTTCAGCAATTCTTCAAAAAAATGAAAAATCAGCACAAAAAAGAATTAGAGTGTTACCTACAAAAGATGGTTCTTCACCATTTGTTGAGGTTTGGTATCATGAGATTCAAGTTAATGGGCAATGGGTTAAGTTGTACGACCCTGAAAAAAATGACAACGAAAGATCCCCTTTAACAGAAGTTTATAATGAACTTATTTCAACAGGTAAAAAAGAAGATAAAGAATTGGCTTCACAATACCGTTCACGTTTATTTTACATCGTAAAGGTTATTGATAGAAATAACGAACAAGATGGTGTTAAATTTTGGAGATTCAAACACAATTACAAACAAGAAGGTGTGTTAGATAAAATTCTCCCTATTTGGAAAGCAAAAGGTGACGTAACTGATTCAGAAAAAGGTAGAGACCTTATTATTGAACTTATTAAAGCAAAAACACCACAAGGTAAAGAGTATACAGTTGTTCAAACAATTATGTATGACGATCCAGCACCATTACACACAGATAAAGAAAT